GGATGCTAAATGACTATATCTAAATCAGGACAAGGTAAGACAGCTATTGTCTGGAGTTGTGGACACGCTTCACCAGAGACAAGTAACGATCGCTTCGACTGGCTAGGTGGTCTTATCCACGACATCAAACCAGACTACTGCGTAGACCTAGGGGATGGGGCTGATATGAAGTCTCTCAACTCCTACGATACAAAGAAGCCTAAGAACATTGTTGCTCAGAGCTACGAGAAAGACATCAACTCGTACAATGAGTCTCAAGACCTACTTCGCTACCGCTTTAAGAAGAGCAAGCGTAGTCGTCCTACATGGTACGGCTTTGAGGGTAACCATGAAGCTCGTATCAGCACTGCACTCTCGTTTGATCCTAGACTAGAAGGTCTGAAGTATGGTGTATCTTTCGGACATCTACAGACTAGCAAATGGTTTAACGAGTACCACCCGTACAAGTATGGTGCTCCTGCTATCCACGAGTACGACGGTGTTGACTACGCTCACTACGTAGGTGCTGGTAACTTCGGTAGGGCTATCAGCGGTATTCACCATGCCTTTGCTTTAATCCAAAAGCGATACCGTTCCGTTAGTGTAGGTCACAGTCACAAGCGAGGTGTCTACTTCAAGGACGATGTTGGCAGCAACGGTAGCATTGGTTGTGTTGTTGGTTGCTACAAAGGGGCTGCAGAAGGTTGGGCTGGTCAAGCAAACAAGGAGTGGTGGAAAGGCGTACTGATTAAACGAAACATCAAAGACGGGATGTACGAACCACAATGGATCAGTATTGATACACTTCGGAAGGAGTACGGAACCTAATGGCAGACAAGATTGAGTTTGAAGTAACAATGCGGTTTAAGGTAGATGTAGACTACTTCTACTGGAACCTAGGCACAATCGACAGACAAGACATTATGTCTGAAACTATTCTAAATGCCATGTATGACATGGACGACATCAAGGTGTCAGGCGTAACAACAGAGGAGATAGAAGTTTGATAGCACAAGAGTTCATGGAATTGAAAGAGAACCCTACTGATCCCTCAAATTACTCAGATTGGGTAGAAAACAAGATCATCACAGGAGGTGAGACCCGACTAGTCGAGAACACCTTAGGACTTGTAGGTGAAGCTGGAGAAGTAGCTGAGAAGGTAAAGAAGTTCCTTCGTGACAACAAGAGGGTAGACTCGACTGACATCGTAAAAGAACTGGGTGACGTTATCTTCTATGCCACAGCCTTGGCTAACTACTTTGGTAGTGACCTCCGGAAAGTTATTGAAGTCAATATCGTAAAGCTTGATGGTCGAGTGGCACGAGGAACCCTACAGGGTGACGGCGACAACCGCTAAGAACACACAACTTAAAGAAACAAACAGGAAATCAAAACATGAACCTTCGTAAAGCAATCTTTACACCAGTCCTCGCACTAGTTGGCCTCATCGCCTTGTCAGCCTGCCAACCTGATGCCCAAGTCGCATCCAGGAACCTCTCAATGGCTGCTGATATGTTCGAGATTGAACGTCGTATCGTATTCTACAATGGTATCACAGACAGTTACATGCTCGAACTGCAAGGTCGTTGCTCTATTGATGACGATGGGTGGCAGCTTGAGGTCACTTGTAAGACTGGCAAGGATGAGTTCGCTAAGCACTTCCTTGGTCTATCTGACAACGTGACTTACTTTGCCGAGCAGGTAGAACTTGCTGACGTAAGTGTGTACCACAGCCGTATCGTCTGGAAACCACAGTCCATCTTCGCAGACATTGATCTCAACGTAGATCTTGGCGAACTGACTACAGACCGTAACTAAAGCAAACAAAAGGATTACTATACATGAAAACTAATCACCAAGAGTTCTCTACTCGCGCTGAAGTAGTTACACGGCGCACATACAACCGTCCAAAGGATGATGGTAGTTTTGAGACTTGGACTGAAACTGTTGACCGCGTTATCTCACACCAAGTCTGGCTGTGGGAACGGGCCAAAGGCTGTCCCCTGACCCAGGAGCAGCGCCAAGAGCTCGATGAGCTACGTAAGCTCATGATGACTCGTAAGGCCCTCACATCGGGTCGTACGTTGTGGCTAGGGGGTACTGACGTAGCCAAGACACGAGAGGCTTCTCAGTTCAACTGTTCCTTTGGTGCAGTAGAAACAGTTCACGATATCGTAGACGCCATGTGGCTCTTGCTGCAAGGCTGTGGGGTAGGCTTCGAACCTACAATCGGAACCCTCAATGGCTTCGCTAAGCCAACCAAGGTCATTACGGTACGGTCAACAAAGAAACAAGGTGACCCTAAGGGTTGTCCTAAGAACCAGTCTTGGATCTCAGTGAACTCAGACGGTACGAAGGGTTGGTACCTCAAGATTGGCGACAGTGCTGAAGCTTGGGCTAAGGCTTTGGGTAAGTTGTTTGCGATGAAGGACGCAGTAGACAGCATCACCATTGACTACACAGAGATTCGTGCAGCAGGGGAACGCCTAAAGGGTTACGGATGGATTAGCTCAGGTGATGCCACCATTCACATTGCTCTAAACCGTATCTGTGATATCCTCAGTACCAAGGCAGGGCAACTCCTTACTCGTATGGATATCCTTGACATCCTTAACCACATGGGTACTACCTTGTCCTCTCGCCGTTCAGCAGAGATTGCATTGATGCCTGTCAATGACGCAGAGGTCGATGACTTCATCTTAGCTAAGAAAGACTTTTGGGAGCACAACAACGATCACCGTCAGCAGTCTAACAACTCAGTGGTGTTTGAGAAGAAGCCTACACCTTGGGAGTTGTCATATATCTTTGACAAGATGATACAAGCTGGTGGGTCCGAGCCAGGGTTTATCAATGCAGAAGCAGCTAAGCGTCGGGCACCACACTTCAAAGGAGTTAACCCTTGTGCTGAGATTCTCCTAGGTAACAAGAGTTTCTGTAACCTAGTCGAAGTAGACTGGGGTAAGTTCCTCCAAGACTTCGGTGGACTACAGGAGGCTGTTCGTATCGTAGCACGAGCCAACTACCGACAGACGTGTGTCAACCTAGACGATGGTGTCCTCCAACGGACATGGCATGAGCTCAATGAGTTTCTTCGTCTGTGTGGCGTAGGTGCAACAGGTATCGTTAAGTTCATTGATCACCACGAAGCGTCAGGACTTAATCCAACTCTACTGAAGGCTCTCCGTGAATCTGCCGTTGTTGGAGCTAACGGCATGGCAGACGAGCTAGGTCTACCACGAGCTAAGCTGGTTACTACAGTCAAACCATCGGGTACACTGTCTAAGATCATGGACACCACAGAGGGCGTACACAAGCCACTAGGTAAGTACCTCTTCAACAACGTGACATTCTCTAAGCACGATGAGATTATCCCGACCATGAAGGCAGCTGGTTACACGGTTATTGAGAAGCCATTCGAGCCTGACTCGGTTCTTATCACGTTCCCTGTAGCCTACGAAGACGTTAAGTTTGACGTTGTAGATGGTAAAGAAGTCAACATCGAGACAGCTGTAAAGCAGCTCGAGCGTTACAAGTTGATGATGGACAACTACGTAGACCATAACTGCTCGGTTACTATCAGCTACGACTTAGACGAGGTTCCAGCTATTCGTTCTTGGATCTTGGATAACTGGGATACGTACGTAGGTGTCTCCTTCATCTACCGTAATGACCCAACCAAGACTGCGGCTGACCTAGGCTACGCCTACCTACCACAAGAGGTAGTAACAGAAGAGGTATACCGCGAGTACGCTAACTCGTTGTGGCCTGTAGACCTGACTGACCTCAAGTCTGACGATGACCTACTGGACGAAGCCTGTTCCACCGGTGCTTGTCCTATTCGTTAGGTCTTGACTTCTTAGTACGGCTAGTGTACTATTAAGTATACCCGGGCAGGGTTCCACTCCATCACCTCAATACCGCCTGGGACACCTGAGCATGTGTATAAACTGCTTACTTTGTATTCAACAAAGAAGGGTTACAATGTTTTCTATCTCAGACATTCGTCGGACAGTCCGAAGTAGGGACACAGGGTATCGTGTAGCTACAATGCCTAAGCTAGGTTTTAGTCTCACTTGCGCAGATAACGCAGATATTAGAAGGACAGAGGTCAACGTACATACTACCGAACTTAAACTTGCTGTCAACTACACGTTAGACGGTTATGCTGATACAAGAGAGCGAGACTATCGGACTGACCAGATGGTAAAGCAACTCCACGACTACATCTACGGAGATATCAAACACGACTTGCATAAGGTCATTAACGAGTTAAGAGTGGAGGCTGGTTCACATAGTCCCGCTGCCACAATTCTATTCAAAATACTTAAGGACTTAGACTCATGATTGCATTCTGTGCCACAGACACCGAACAGCCACAGACCTTAGTTGGTCTCGACCCCGTACACAAACCAGCTCACTACAATACCAGAGACGGTGTAGAATGTATCACCTACATCAAACAAGTCCTAGGTAAGGACGGCTTCGTAGCCTACTGCCGCGGTAATGTGATTAAGTACAATCACCGAGCTATGAGTAAGGGTAATCCTACTGAAGATCTAGACAAAGCAAGTGTGTACTTGAAATGGGCTAATGAGACCTTGAAAGAAATTCACAAATGATTGATCACCAGTAGAATTAAGTCTTGACAGAGTGTTGTCTTTATGATACACTACTCTAAAGACAATAACTGGGACGTTGCAATGCCTACAGAAACCAAGAAGCCCCCTACTCCAACACTGGAACAGGAGGCTCAGGCCTTCAGCAATAAGATTAGAGAAACCCCAGTTGAACAACTAGGCCTCCCTCGTAAGACTTCTCCTCCTCAAAGGATCGAACTAGCAGCCTCAGTACTAGGTGGTTTGTTAGCTTGCGGTCATGGAGCACGAGCACAAGAACTCGTAGAACAAAGCTTTAAGTATGCCGACTTACTGCTTAAGTATAAAGACTAACCAGACTACACAACTCGCCCCCTCTTTGGTTTAAACGCCTCGGAGGGGGCTTTTCTTTGTTTAACGTGGATTTAAAGAAACGATAGCTTTCCTAGAATAGGCGTCTATTGCGTCTTGAGTATCAAGTCGAGA